ATAAATATGCCCGCACCCATTACGATGTCAGAAGCACAGGTGAACAGAATCATGGCAGCGATCAACGCTATAGGTGGCGATGTAACGAGCGTCAGTATTCAGATGGCCGAGATGAAAGGCACGATCGCGGCCTATGCCAACGGTATCGCCGAAGAGCGCAAAGCCCGTGAGGCCCTGGGCTACAAAGTTGACGCGCACGACAATCTGCTGCGCGGCGATGGCAAAGATAAAGGCCTGGTCGATAAAGTGGACAACGCCCAGAAGACCGCCGACATAGCCAGAGATGAGAACAAACAGATGCGCAATGCGATATGGGCAGTAGGCAGCCCGATTGCCATTGCGTTGGTGATCGATGTTCTTCTACGTCTTTTCCCTATGCTGTATGGATCAAAGTAAAGGAGTCTTATGCCACAAAAACATTCATTCCCTGAAGCTGAAGGTATCCAACGGCGCACATTTTCCGCAGATGCGATGCGCATCGAGACGCGCGCTGAAAAGCCCCCACAGATCATTGGCCACGCGGCCTTATTCGACAACAGGGCCCGCATTGGCTGGTCGTTTTATGAAGAGATTGCGCCTGGCGCTTTTTCCAAGACCATCCAGGAAGCGGATGTGCGCTGTCTTTTTAACCACGATATCAACTTCATTCTGGGCCGCACGAAGAGCGGCACCCTGCGCCTGAGTGAAGATGCCGACGGGCTGGTCATCGATTGTGATCCCCCCGAGACAGACCTGATCCGCGACTTGGTGCTGGCGCCCATCCGCCGCGGTGACGTTGACCAGATGAGCTTTGCCTTCGACGCGGTCCGCACGGAATGGATCGATCAGGAAAACGATCTGCCGATCCGCCGCCTGCTGGAAGTCAAACTGTACGACGTGTCCCCTGTGACTTATCCCGCCTATGAGGACACCGACGTGGCTGTGCGTTCTGCGCTGGCCAACGCGGGAATTGATTATCTGGCTTTGACACAGGCCATCGAACGCTCGAAGCGTGGCGCCATTACAGACGCCGATCGCGCGCTGGTGAGATCTGTGATCAGCAAACTTAACGGACTGCTCCCCCCTGCGCCGACCGAGAGTCACCCAGGGGAGGATGACGAGGACGCGCGTGCGAAGGTTCGCATGGCTGATGTCCGCCGCCGTCTGGAACTGGCCGAAATCGAACTCTAGTTATTTTTGGAGGAACCAATGACTGTACGTGAACTGAAGCAAAAACGCGCCAACCTCATCGCGCAGGCGCGTTCGATCGTCGATGAAGCCGATAAGGCCAAGCGCGCGATGCCCCCCGAGGACGAGACCCGCTACAGCCTGCTGATGGACGATGCCGCCCGTCTGAAGACGGACATCGACCGCCGCGAACAGCTCGAGACGCTCGAATCCGAAATGGAAGCCACCGATGGCGCGTCCCTGCGCAGCGATCCCGACGAGGGCAACCCCAACGGGCAGCAGCGCGCCGATGCACTCGAAGACATCAACCCGCGCTACCGCGACGTGCTGACCACCATGCGCAGCCAGACCACTGACATCGACGAGCGCACCCGCTCCCGCTTCGAGGCCCGCATGGGCCAGCAGTACGGTGGCGCCTGGCGCGGCTTCCTGCGCGGTATGCAGGTGCCCCAGATGGAGCGCCGCGACCTGCAGTCGGGACTCGATCCCAGCGGCGGCTATCTGACCCCGCCTGCCACTTTTGTGGCGCGCCTGCTGATGGCCGTGGACAATGTTTTGTATTTTCGCCAGCCTGGTTGGGCCACGGTGTTCCCTGTGCTCAGCGGCGACAGCCTGGGCCAGGTCTCGCTGGATGCGGACCCCGATGACGGTGAGTGGACCAGCGAAATTAAGACCATCACCTTCGACAGCTCGATGGCCTTTGGCAAACGCGAGCTGAAGACCAACCCGCTGCGCAAGGGTATCAAGGTCTCACGCAAAATGCTGCGCATGCGCCCCGATGTCGAGAACATGATCATCGAGCGCTTCCGCGTCAAATTCGGCGTGACGCTCGAAAAAGCGTACATGACGGGGAATGGCGTTGGTCAGCCGCTGGGTGTGTTCACGCCTTCAGCGATGGGCATCAGCACCAACCGCGACGTCTCCACTGACAACACCTCCACCGCCGTGACATTCGACGGGCTGACCAATGCCAAGTACGCGCTCAAGCCGCAGTACTGGCCGACCGCCAAGTGGCTCTTCCACCGCGACGTGACCAAGCAGATCGCCAAAATCAAAAACTCGGTCAACGGCGATTACATCTGGCGCGAGTCGGTTCGCGCGGGTGAGCCTGACCGCCTGCTGAACCTGCCACACTTCATGAGCGAGTACGCTCCCAGCACCATGACCGCGGGTCTGTACGTGGGCATTCTGGGCGATTTCAGTTATGTCCACATCGCCGATTCGCTGGAAATGGAATTCCAGCGCCTGATCGAAAAGTACGCTGAAACCGCTCAGATCGGCTTTTACGCTGGCCTCGAAACGGACGCCATGCCCGTCCTCGAAGAAGCCTTTGTCCGCGTCAAACTGGGCGCTTAAGAGGTGCATCCATGAACGCAACCAAGAACATGAAACTGATCAAGGTCAAGGCGGGTGCTGCCTCTGGCACCACCACGCTGACCACCGACACCATCGACACCCAGGGTTTCGAGGGCGTGATGATCTTCGGCTCGATTGCCACCGTGGACGCGGGCAACTATGCCAAGGCGCGCCAGGGTGCGGATTCGGGCATGTCGGATGGCGCCGATCTGGAAGGCACCAAGATCGCCCCTGGCGATAATGGCGATTCCTTCTGCATCGACATCCTGCGCCCTACGGAGCGCTACGTTGACGTGGTCATCACGCGTACCGTGGCCACCGTGACGGGCGATGTGTACGCTTTGCTGTATGGCAGCGTGCGCAAGGCACCTGTCACCCAAGGCGCGACCATCGACGCTGAAACCCACGCCTCGCCAGCTGAAGGTACAGCGTAGTCCAAGCCTGGTTTGAAGTCAAAATAATCATGGAGGGGCAGCGATGCCCCTCCATAAGGAGAGTAAACCATGTGGATCGAAATGAAGACGTTGAGCGCTGGTCCCAAGGGATCCCGCGAGCCTGGCAAATCGTATGATGTCCCCGACAAAGAGGCTAGGGAGTTGATCGCTGGCGGGTATGCCGAAGAAGTGAAAGCTCCGCAGCGTGGCATCGTTGCTGAGAAGGCTACGGGCCGCCGTGGCCGTGAGAAGGCCGTCTCCGTCAAAACAGATGAGACGGACGAATAATCATGAACCTGATCGTGATCGCAGAGCCCGCGACCGAGCCTGTTTCCACGGAAACAGCTAAAACCCATCTGCGGGTGGATGGTGCTGCGGACGATGTGCTAATCGACGGCTACCTGATTACAGCACGTGAGGTATGCGAGGGCCTGGCTCGGCGCGCGTTTATCACGCAGACGCTGGCCTTGGTGTTCGATGCCTGGCCTGCTGTCCCGCTGGAGTTCCCGCGGCCGCCGCTGATCAGCGTGACCTCGGTGAAATATAAGGATGCAGACGGAGTCGAGCACACTATGAGCTCAGGCGATTACATCGTCGATGCGCGCACAGGGCGCATGACGTTGGCAGATGGCGCGAGCTGGCCCAGCGTCAAGTTGTATCCCATATCTGCAATCACGATCACCTTTTCTGCTGGTTATGGCACCGAAGCGAACGTGCCCAAAAAATATAAGACGGCCATCCTAATGCTCACTGCTCATTGGTATGAAAACCGTGAGGTTGTATCTGATATGGTGCGCGAGATCCCGATGGGCGTGCGCACGCTGCTGAAACACGACCGCGAACGGTGGTTCTAATGAACTATGCCGTCAGCATTGCCGACATGCGCACGCGCATCACCTTCCAGCAGCCGACCGTAATTTCAGATGCAGGTGGTGCCCAGTCTTCGGGCTGGACCAACGTGTCCAGCATACCTATCGTCTGGGCCCGCTGGACCAACGAACACGGGCAGGAGGCTGTTCAGAATGACTCGGCTAGGTCCGCCCAGCGCGCCACAGTGACGATCCGTTATAGGTCGGACGTCAACACGAACTGGCAAGTCTTGAAGGACGGCGAGGCCTGGCAGATTTTGTCCATTGACCAGGTGCAGGATCGCAATCGCTATGTGGAGATGGTGGTCGAGCGCGTGAAGGGAGCGACAATGCCATGACCAGTCGCGGGATATTTACTCTCAGTAATCTCGATGAATATCTCGAAAAAATCGTGGCTGCAGGCCAGGACGTGGACCAGGCATGCGCGGAAGCCCTCGAAGCCGCTGCACCAATCGTGACTGAGAAGATGCATCAGGATCTGCGCGCCAGTTCGGAGGAGTGGACAGGCGCGACCGATGCGACCATCGAGCAGACGACAGTTAAACGTGAAGGCAATTACACCTTCGTGGAGATCACCGCAGGTGGCACACCCGCTGAACAGGCATTTTACAAAGAATTTGGAACTGCGCGCCAGGCAGCTGAACCGTTCTTCCGCCCATCGTTTACCAACCGCCGCCATCTCTGGCGCAACGCACTAAAGGCTCAATTGAAGGCCAAAGGGTTTACCGCATGATTATCTACGAGCTGGTCAAGGCAGCCCTGGCATCACTCTCTCCTGCAGTGCCGTTTGCGCTGGCGCCATTCAAGGGTACAGGCGCGCTGCCAGATCAATATATCGCGTACCAGTTGATCGGCAGTCCACCAGAGCAAAGCGCGGATAATGCCGAGACAGAGCGCTCGTACCTGGTGCAGGTGACCATATGGAGCAGGGCAGGCCTGGCAGTATTGCCGAACGTCAATGCGGCTATGACTGCTGCTGGATTTCAAATAGGCGATCAACGCCAATTGCCGC